CTAGAGGCGCGTCTTCAGCCCGACCTTCTCGGACGTGGCGTTGAACTTGCGGATGATGGCGTCCTCGACAAACGTAGGCCCAACACCCAGGCTGGAAGCCAGCAGGTCGGCGCATATGTAGACGTCGGCCAGTTCTTCGAGGAACTTCGTCATAGTGGTGCGGGAACCCTTCACCCCGCAGCGTTCTCGCTCCAGCTTCTTGACCTCGTTGAGCAGCTCGCCGGCCTCGCCGCCAAGCTCCATCGCGCGCCACGTCGGGGTGTCGGTGACGCCGTCAGCATCCCATTCCGCCTGCCGCTTGTTGTTGGCATGACGCAGTTTGTGCAGCATCACTCGATCTCCCTGATCCCGTACTTACTCGTTAGGGCCGCTTTCATGGCCACCCGATCCTGCTCCTTCAGGCGACCCGCTATGGAGCCGTCTGAGCATCCCGGCAGCATCTTCGGGGTGGAGGTCGAACCATTCCGTGCCGGCAATGCGATGGCCAGCCAGCAGCTCGTGAAGAACTGCCTCAGCTTCTTTCCGATCATTAAATCTCCTCGTTTCATGGAAGTGGTACGACCGGTCAGGGTCGTTGGTGTTCATCTGCCTCAGCCTGTTCTTCAGGTCCTTGGCGAGCCCGACCTTGCAACGCCCCGGCCACGCGGGGTTGACCGCGATGTAGACGTAGCCGGGTGCGTTGAGGGGGGCCTTAGTGTGTCTCTTTCCAGCTCTTTCCCACGACGGAGTTGCCCGCGAGGACGCAGCGGAAGGAGTAGTATTCACCGGCAAGTCTGATCGCCTTCTCGGCTTCCAGGCCCACCAGCGTGGCAATGTCTTCATTGACCTCGATCTGCCACTCGTCGTGGATATTCCCGACGAACTCGTAGTGAGTTCCAGGGACGTACCCGAGGGACTGCAAGTTGTTGTCGAGGATGACGAGTGCCCGTTTCATTTGGATCGCCCCAGCGGATTGCAGGAGCGTGTTGAGGGCGGCATGTTCGGAGCGAACCGTGAGGATGCGCCCGTCGAGACCCTTCAGCCACCCTTGGGTGCGGGCCTTCTTCTTGACCGCGTCGACCAGCTTGGCGAGCGCGGGGAGTGCCTTGAGGAACTTGGCACGGGAGGTCTTGCCGGCAGCGGTAACCTGCTGCTTCGAGCCCTTGACGCCCAGGATCAGGCCCAGCTTGAAGTCGCCGGCCCCGTAGATGAAGGCGTAGAACCAGACCTTGGCGGTCGGTCGATCACACCCCAGCGCCGAAGCGTTCTGGGTGTGCATGTCGGTCCCGTCTTCCTTCTTCCCTTCGAGGACCGTCTTGATGTACGCGCCACCGTCGTAGGCGGCCATGTACCCGGCGAGGTCTCGGAGTTCCAAAGCGTCGGCATCGGCACCGACCAGCTTCTTGCCGGCAGGGACGATGAACAGGGCACGACACTCGTTGCCGTAGGGTGCCCCGCTGCCGGGGACCTGGGCCATGTTGGGGCGGCTGTGGGTCATGCGACCGGTGACCGCGCCGTTGGTGTTGACCGAGCCGTGGATGCGGCCGTCAGCCTTGACGTTCTTCAGCCACGCTTCCTTGCCGTCCGCGAGCTGGCCCAGGCGCTTCTGCACGAGCAGATAGCGGGTGAGCAGCTTGGCTTCCGGGTAAGGCAGCGAGGAGAGAACCTCTTCGTCGACCTTGGCGTGACCGTCAGCCGTGAACTCCTTGGGCTTCCACCCCCGGAGCTTCTTCAGGCGATCCGCGATGTCGAGCCGGGAGCCCGCGTTGAACGGGACCAGCTTGATCTCGGTGTAGGGAGCGTCGGGGCTGAACTCGCACTTCGGGTAGATCGGGATCGGCAGGCCGGTCTTCTTGTTGAGCTTGGGCTTGCCCTTCCGATCGGTCTCCACGCCGATGGCCGGGAGGTGGCTTTGGGAGACCCGGCGCTTGGCCGTTGGGGTCTTCCTGCCGAGGTCCCTGAACCATGGACGGAAGGCTGCCTGAAGTTGCTTCTCCAGGTCGGCCTTCTCCTGGGACAGGATGCCCAGCAGCTCGACCGCAGCCTTGTTGTCGAAGAGGAACCCGTAGCGTTCCTGCCGGCTGATGATGCGCCGGACGTCATGCTCCAGGTTGACGCTCTCGGCCGAGAAGCCCTTGCGGTTGAGCTTGTCCCAGAGCTGGGTGGTGACCTCGACGTCCTGGACGCAGTAGTCCTGCATCTCCTGGGACCACGAGCCCCAGACGAACTGGACGAGGTCCTCGCCCCTCAGCCCAAGGGCCTTGCCCTCGGCCTCCCGCTCCTTGCCGTAGTCACCCTTCCAGCAACCGAGGCGTTGGCCCCAGCTTTCCAGCGAGTGACGGCCAAAGAGCTTCTGGTCGATCCACTTGCCCTTGCCCTTCCGCTTCTCTTGCCGGAAGTCGGCGTCGGTCATGTCGGCGTACATGAGCCGGGACATGACGATGGTGTCGCGGACCAAGCCCTTCGGCTGGAACCACGGGTAGAGCTTCTGGATGGCAGGGATGTCGAAGTCGACGATGTTGTGGCCGACGATGGTGTCGGCTTCCATCAGGAGGTCGAGGCCCCCCCGGACTGAGAGGTAGTCGTCGCGGTGGTTGGTACAGGACCAGACTTGTCCGGTGTCGGCGTCTCGAATGACCAGCGAGTGGATCGTGGTCAGTTCGGGGATCAGGCCATTCGTCTCGATGTCGAAGACGAGGGTGGTCTGACCCATCAGGCTGTGGCGTCGATCTCGTCGAGCAGGATCAGGTCAGCTTGAAGGCCGGTCAGGCCGGCAGGGATGGGCTTGTTCGGCACCACCATACGCCACCCTTCATACCGCTCGGAGAACCTCTCCCAGCGCCTCAGGCTGCGCGAGAACTGCGCCTCATCGAAGGGCTCTCGGGTGTACGTGAAGGTGTAGTTCAGGAAGTCCTTCTCGAACGCCTCGGTCTTGAACAGGCCGTCCGCGTCGAGGGCCACTTGGCAGATGCCGAAGTCGCACCGCTCGGCCACGATCTCCTTGCGGAAGTCGAAGTCCTGCGAGAGGACCACGAAGTTGACCGTGGGATCGACTGGCGCGCTGACCTGAACCGACTTGTAGACGTCGGGGAAGTTGCCGTAGCCGATCATCTGTTCGAGGACGAAGACCTCACTGAAGAGTGCGTCGGGGTCCTTGTCATGCTGATCCTTCAGCCGGCCGATGTAGGCGTCGATGGCTGCGAGGTTGGCCGGCGTGTATTCGCAGGCGACGTCAATGTCTTTGATCGGGCCTCGGCCGGTCAGGGTGTCACGAAGGCAGCCGCCATAGACGATGCCCGTGCCGCCGAGCTGTTCAAACTCGGCCAGCACCTTCAGGAACTGGTTCATTCTGCATTACCTCAGTGATTGCGCTCACAAGGTCCTTCCACTGCTCTGCGAACAGGACGATGCGGGCAGTTCTGCCTTGAAGGATGAGGGAGGAGCCTTCGCGCCGAACGATCAGCGCGGAGGGTATGTCGTTGTTGGTGTGGTCGAAGGTCAGGGGAAGATCATCCAGACGACGAACAGGATTGACGCCAATAGGGTCAGGAACTCACACAGCAGGGTCACCGGACGTGGGACCATGTCTTCCCCTGAACGAGGCGGCTTATGGTCCCGCTATCCATTCCGAACTCACGGGCTACCTGACGCACGGTCGTTAACCCGGAGGAGATACGACTACGGATTAGGCGGACGTCCTTCTCGGTGAGCTTGGCCTTCGGGTGTGCGGCCCCCCGTTTGTAGATAGAAGGATCAACGCCCACCTGATTGAAACGTGGTGTCAAGGCCCGTATGAGATCGGCCTCCAGGCGGAAGCCCTCAGCCCTGCTCAATCCCTTCTGGACGATCTCCACCCAATCTCCGGGGCAATACCCATGCACCTCCAAGGATCGCATGTATTCGACGTGGTCTTGTTTCCTATGGAGTAAGGTCCACGCCCTCTCGTCCTGCCCGAGCCCCACGTACAGGGTCTCCCCAGAACGGGGGTCTAAGTGTTTGTAGACGTAGGTTCTGTTCACTGATCCTATGGGTTAGAAGTCGGGGGTGGTCGTCTCATCCGAGAAGCCATGTTCTTTCGCCTCCTTGTCGCTGAACGGATCATCATCCTTGACAGTCAGGCGTCCGGTCTCGGTGTCGAAGCCGAGGGCCAGGGTCTTGCCGGTAGCGTTGCCGGTGTAGCGGTCCTTGAGGACGCGGAAGGTTGTCGTTGAGGCAGCCACAGGGTCTTCCGCCTGCTGGTCTCTTTCGAGGCCGAACATGCTGTGGGACCAGAAGCCGATTGCCCTGGAACCCCGGAAGTGACGGATGGTGACCCGCCCGCCTTCCTCGTGGGGTTTGCCGTCAGGGGTGGTGAGGTGGGAAATGAAGTGGATGATGATACCCAGCTCGTTGGCGAGCCCAGCCATCTCCTTCATGATCGTGCCCAGCTCCTCAGTCTCCTCGGCAAGCGCCGTGAGATGGTCGAGGTAGAAGGACTTGATCCCGAGGCTCACCGCCATGTAGCGGATGTGCCCCTTCACGATCTCCCAATCGGTCTGCCCGAAGTTGTCGTAGAAGTAGACCTTACCGGCCAGCTCGTTGACAGCGCGGGCCAGCTCCTCCTTCGTCCAGCTCCCATCGGGAACGTGGAACCGCTTACCGACGAACTTGCCGGCCGCGCGCTTGGCGGTGTCCCTGGGCTTCTGTTCGAGGAACAGGCAGCCACAGGTTAGGCCCAACTCGACCACGTCGAAGGCGAGCTGCTGAAGGAACCAGTCAGTCTTGCCGATGCCTGTGCCCGCGCCGAAGCCGTAGACTTCGCCGTAGCGGCGGCCGAAGGTGATCGCGGTCAGGCGCTCATCCCACCATGGGAGGCCCTTCTCAGGGTCGGCCAGGACCTCGTCCAAGATGTCGCTGATCCCGACGAGACCGTCAGGGCGGTAGACCTTGGCACCCCAGATGGCGTCGATGGTCTCCTTGACCCGGCCCGCCTGGAGCATCTCGTTGGCGTCCTTGAGGGGGAGCGTGGCGATGCGCAGCTTGCCGGGGGTGAAGGGGATCGTCTTGCAATCCTCGACGGCTTCCTGACCGGGTTCGTCCTGGTCGAACAGAAGGACGATCTCCTCGAACTGTTCGAGCCACTGGAGGTTCTTCAGGAGGGCCTTACGTGCCCCTTGGCAGCCAGTCGGTACGGAGACCACAGGCCACTTATGGTCCTGCATCTTGGAGAGCGAGATCGCGTCCATCTCGCCTTCGGTGATGACCACGCGCTTCCCGCCGTCCCGCCACAGGTGCATCCCGTACAGGCCGGCTTCTTTGGCATCGCCTATGAAGCGGAAGTCTTTGTCTTTGAAGCGGACCTTCTGTGCGATGACCGCGCCGTTCGGGGAGCGATAGTTGAAGAGCCGAACGCGCGCGCCATTGTAGGTGCTTCTGGTGAAGCCCCACTTCTCAGCGGACTGGAGGTCGATGCCCCGGCTTTCCCATGCGGAGGGTTCACCCAGGGGCAATAGGTCCTTGCTCTTGGAGGAGCCCGAAGGCTCCCCCGAAGTGTCTGTCATGTTGTCTCCGGGTTCGTAGTGGCCGCAGCCGAAGCACCAGCCGTGGCCATCGTCGTATCGGGCGAGGTTGTTGCGAGAGCCGCACTTGGGACACCCCTCGTGGCGGAGGAACTCGCTGTCAGTCTCGTGTTGGTGCAAAGATCAGATGGCGATCTTGATGATGTTGGACGCCTGAGGGATCACGGCCAGCGGCGAGCAGAAGGGTTGGTTCCGCACGATCTTCAGCGCGCCGTGTTCGATGTAGACGTCGATGACCCCACCGAACGCACTGAAGGTGATCAGGCTGTTAGGGTGCAGCTCCTTGTCGAGGTGCCCCGGTTCATAGACCGAGATCGACGGCTTCATCCCACGTCCTCGATCCGCATCGAGTTCGCCACCGACATCAGCCGATGGTGGACCTGATAGGCGTTGGTGAAGATGATCCGAGCAGCCTCGGCGGCCTCGTAGACGTCCAGAACGCTACCACCCCGGCTCTTCTGGATGGCCTCGGTGCATTCCTTCAGGGGCATCGACAGGATGTCTCGGGCGCTCCTCAGGAACTCCCCGGCCAACTGTTCGGCCAGCTCCTTGCCGGTGGTCAAACGGTCACCTTGACGAGAACGTCGTGGTAGAACCAGGCGGTCACCTCAACGCCGTCGATCCGGGTCCGACGAGCGCGGAACTCGATGGTCTGGTAGTGGATGGTGGCCATGTCGAGGCGCGGGTCGACGTGGTAGTATGGGCTCAGGGCCGGCGCGATGGCCATCTTGTAGTAGCGCCCGTCGTCGAAGGATGCGGGCAACTTCTCGGCGTACTTCTTCAGGTCGCTAAGCGAGATCGCTTGGCGCATGTCTTGTTCTCCTAGCAGTCAGGGAATGTGGAAGGGGCCGAAGCCCCCTCCGTCAGGACACAGCGGCGATGGCCGCGATGATCGAGCAGACCGCGAAGGCCCAGCAGAGCAGGACCGCAGCGATTGCGAAGTTGGTCGGCCTCTCATGGCCCACGGCGCTGACCGAGGCGGCGTAGCCCGAGCCCAGCGACAGGAACCCCAGCAGGACACCTCCAGCGGACCCGTGGGTCGCGTTGAGGACGATGGCCAGGGTGACCATGACGATGCCCGTGAGGATGGCCCCGAGGCAGTGGATGAGGCGGACGGCCTTGTTCATAGTCCGCTGATCTCCACCGGCTGACCGAGCTGGTCGTTGAGGTAGACCATCAGGTCCCGGTCGGACGACAGGCTGGCGATGGGCTCCATGCGATCACCCGGATGGTAGTAGCCGCCGAAGATAATCCAGCCGCCGTTCTGGGCCGGAACGACACGGAACTCGGTACGCTCCTCGACGCTGATCTCGATGGATTTCTTCTTGGTGACGACGATGCCGTCCATGGATCAGGCCACCAGCTTGCGGATGCGCTTGGCGATCTTGTCGGCCTCGGACGCGCGGTCCTTGGCGGCGGCTTGGGCGTTGACCTTGGCGGCGATCTCGGCGTCGAGGCTCTCGACCGTGGCATTCTCCAGGGCTACGACAGCGTCCAGCTCGTCGATGGCCTTGTTGAAGGCGGCGATGGCGTTGGCGGTGGAAGGCTTGCGGAACAGGTTCATTTCTTCGCTTTCACAGGTTGGTTTTGAAGGATGTACGCGAGGGCTTCCGAGCGGCCGGCAGTCGGCGCTTCGTCGATCCAGCTTTGGGGGATTGAGCGGTCGGCGTAGAGGAAGCCGTGGGTGTCACACCAGTTGGCGTAGGTCGTCTTGGACTGCTTCGAGATGCGGGTAGCCGAGCGGGAGAACACGAACCGGATGTCCAGGTTCGGGTGCTGCTCCTTGATCAGCTTGTGCTTCTGTCGGTCGGCCGTGACGAACTGGCCCTTGGTCTCCACGATGATGCCGTTGCGGAGGAGGTGGAAGTCCGGCGTATACCGGGCCAGCCTCGCGGGCACCTCGTAGGCGATCTTGAAGGTCTCGTAGGTGTAGGGGACGCCGGTATCATCCAGCTTCCCCGCCACCACATCTTCGAGCCCAGAGCGGTACCCCTTGGCGACAGCTCGCTGCCGCGTAGAGGTACGCTTGGGGGTCACTGGCCTGGGCAGGCTTAGAAGTCCTCTTCGCCGGCCGTCGTGCCGTTGTCGTCCGAGCCGTCCGCGTCCTTCGACGTGGTGTCCTCGTCCTCGCGGTAGTCGTCGGGATCGTAGCCGAAGCCTTCCTCCTCACCGAAGCCGTAGCTGTCGGCCGAGCGGGCACCCTCGGACACGAGGTCGATGACCTGGACGCCGTTGAGCATCAGGGTCAGGCCAGCGGCGGCGGTGCCAGCGACGAAGTACGGGCGAACCGAGAAGGCCACCTTGCCGACCGTGCCACCCCAGATGTTCACGCCCTTGCCGATCTTGCGGCCCTTGGCGTCGAACAGGTCCGGCTTGCGGTGCCACTTCTGGCCAGCCTTCGGGCCCTTCTTGAACTCGCCGGACGCCTTCATCTTGAACTTGAACTCGACCTCGCCGGTCGGCTCCTCGCTCTCCGGGTCGTAGAGGACCGTGAACAGGTCGTTCGGCTGGACCTCCTTTAGCTTCTTGCGGCTCTCGACCTTCAGCTCACCGAACTGACGCTCGGCGTCACGCAGCGCCTCGTCGTAGAGGCCCTTCAGCGAGACGAAACCGTTGTCGAACTTGACGTCCTTGCGGATGAACTCTTCGGCGTCCTCAAGGGACATGCGGCCCTTCAGCGAGTATTCGCCATCGGGCTTCGGATAGTCCTTCGTGCCGTAGTCCGGCTCGGACAGCTTGGGGTAGACGAAGGTGAGCTTGGAGGTGGTGAAGGACGGGAGTTTGGTCTTCTTGGTTTCAGATGCCATGGATGTCTTTCGAGGTTGGATCAGTTGACGGAGTATCGGCGTTCGAGGGCGGCGACGTCGTAGCCCTGGTCGGTCAGCTTCATGTAGAGGTCGACCGGGAGTGGCTGACCGCGCTTCCAGAGGAGCTTGGCGATGGAGAGGTAGGTCACTTCCCAGCGCGCCGGATCAGTTCGTGCTGAGCGGCTGCGGCCCCGAGGGAGCCACTGGAGGCGATCTTCTGGAGTTCACCTGAGGTCTTCTTCTGGAAAGACTGAGTGCGCTTGACGTTCACGCCCATCAGTTGGCCTCCTGCTTCAGGACCAGCTCGACGGCCGTGCCGAAGGTCTGGACGATCTTGGTGACCGTGGCGTCGATCCCGAGGGTCTCCTTGACGTAGGTCGTGAGGGCCTGGAGGATGACCGCATCGGCGGCCTCTTCGGTGACCTTGACGGAGACGATGGGGGACGGCTTCTTGGCCGCCTTGGCCGCCTTGACGGCCTTGACGGGCTTGGTGGCCTTGGCGGGTGCAAGGTCGATCATGTCCGGTCGGACGTAGCCCGTGCCTTTGGTGAACCTCAGGGTGATCGGCAGGTAACCACCGGAGGCACGGATGTCGGTCACCGTCGCGACGTCGCCGGCCTTGAAGAACCAGCCCTTGGTAACCTTGTCGTTGACGACGACGCGGTCCCCGATCTTGAACTGCGGGTGGACCAGCTCCAGGTTGCAGGGCTCGTTACCACCCCGGTACTTGGCCGTGTAGACCATGCCGCTGCTGACCTCGGTCACTACATCGACGGCTCCGAGGGGGAACTCCTTGCCGTTGTTGAAGTTGATGCGGCGGACGGTGTCACCAATCTTGAACGTCTTGGTCATGCAATTTCTCCCTTCAGGTAAGCCGTGATGGCGCGGAACTCGGCTCGCTTGCCGTCGTCGCCGTTGATGAGGTTCTTGGTGGCCGTGAAGGCTTCCTGAGCAGGAATGCCAATGTGTTCAGCCAGTTCGAGGAAGACTGCCGCTGCACCCATGATCTGGATTTCAGGGCGGAAATCTTGGAGGCGGTCGAGGACCGTCATGGACGCCATGGCTACGTCGCGGGGACCAGCCATGTTCATGACGTCCCGGTTAAGACGGGGCATGGGGACCTTTCGAGTTGAGGTGAATGAAGATGATGAAGGTGGCCACGAGGGCAGCCACGAGGATCGGGTCGAGGTTCACCGGGCCATCCAAGCGAGACCGAGGATCGTTCCGCAGAACATCCCGCAGATGATGATGGGGGTCAGGTTGAGGGCTTCGATCACGCGACCGCCCTCCGCTGCCGGAAGATGGCCTTGCGCTGCTCCTTCTTGCCGAAGTAGCCGTTGGCCTTCAGGCCCTCGATCAGCTCCCTTCGGACCTCGTATCGGTCGGTCTTCGAGGCAGCCGCGAGGTCGATGTTCAGGGCACCGACAGTGATGTCCTGGTAGGCTGCACCCATGCGGATGGTGATGTTGTTCATGTGTGAAATCCTTCGAGAGATGTTTCGTAGGGCTATTGGGCAACCTAATCTCCGATGACGTAATGAGTACGTTAACGGAGATGATTAGGCGAAGAAGAAGTCGGACTGGAGGACTGCTTGGAGGTCTAGGTCTCCTTCAGATGGGAGCTGGTCTAGGATCAATCCCGTCTGCTCTTCGAGTTGATCCCGAAGGCGCGTCAGGGGTCTCTCCTGGTACATTTTGACGAACACCTCGCGCAGCGTGTGGGCGAGGAGCGTCGTATTGCAGGCGTGGGTGCCGTAGCTGTCATGGATCATGGCAAAGCTGGTGAGCCCAGCGTCGGCCAATTCCGCCACGGTAAGGATCATGGCCGAGGCGTCCATGGAGTGGACGTAGTTGGGGCTGATCGACGTCGCCTGTTTGGCTGCGTTGATCTTGTCCGTCTCCCCGTACACCCGCAGGAACGTCAGGGACCCCGCGATTTTGGCCTTTATCCGGTGCGACCGCATGTCGACGTAGGATTGGTACGCCACGAACCCAGAGGGCGTCGTCCAGTGCATCGGAAGGTTCTCCTTGCCGATTGCCCTAGCCGTCCCCTGAAGCCACCCCATGGCGTCCCTTGCGGCGATGACGACATCCCCGATGGACGACCACACGAGACCCGCTAGGAACCCGATGGCCTTCCCCAGCTCGTCTCCAAGGTTGTGCTGCTGGCCGCCCTTGATGCGCTCGTTGACCGCCTCCTGGACGTACTTGAGGCAGGACCGAGGGGTGCCGCCGTAGGGCAGGACCATGACCGGCCGCTTGGTCAGCTTGCGGTCAATTCCGAAGTGGAGCCACTCATAGGCCCATCGCTCCTGTTGCGGATCAGCTCCGTTGCCGGAGACGATAAGACGCAGTTGTACTATCACCCGGTCAGCGACCACCTGATAGATGTCCTGCGGCTTCTCCGCTGGGATCAGGTTCACGGCTGCCCCGCCGACGCTGTCGAGGAGCATGGCCGAGAAGTGCTGGAGGCCGTTGCAGGACCCGTCCAGGGCGATGGGGAGGTGCGAGACGAAGTCCTCACCATATGCCTCCTTGGTGATCTTGGCTGACCACTCGAAGCAGAACGCGAGGAAGCACCACGGCTTGTCGGCCTCGGTCCACCAGAGGTTCCCAAAGGGGTCGTCCGCGACATAGGCTATATGCTGCTGATGCTCTCGAACCCACTGGACCCGCTCGTCGAACGACACCTTGTCGACGCCAAACGTGTTGGCCCCGTGGATCGCCAGCCAGCGTTCCCCATCTTCCCCGAGAGGCTTCCCCTGGGCAAACCTCAGCAACCCCTTCACGGCATCGCTGCCCTGCGGGTTGAGGACGTCCGGTACCGGGTAGGCTCGGCCACGGAAGTCCAGGTTGTGGGGGAAGTAGATGGCCTTCTCGTCCCGGAAGCGGGAGGCGAGCTTGAGCATCTGCTCCTGCTTCATCCGATCCTGACGGAGCTGGAGGTTGTCCGCGTAGACGTCCCGAGCGGCCCACTTCCATTCCCGGAAGGCTTTCTGAAGTGGCTCCGGGAGGGTCTTGATCTCGACACCCTCGGGGATACCCATCGGTCGTTCAGGCAGCGGCTTGTCACCCGGCACGAGGCCGGCGATGCCCGCGTCCGACCTGGCCAGCTCCAGCATCACGTCGAGGACCGCGCCGTTTATCTGCCACGGTGTCGCCTGGATGGCGTTGAGGCCCTTCAGGAGACGCTCGGTGTTGGCCTTCTCCAGCAGCGCGAGTTGCTCCCTTCGGGACCGGCGAACGAGCGGCAGGGGTCGGTCGAGGTCGGTGTAGTAGCCGCCACCGAACAGGCCTTCCCACGGCTTCGGCGGGATCAGCGTCGGGAGGTACTGCGGGAACAGATACTCCCCACCCCGGACGGACTGGTCTATCCAGGCGTTCGCCCGGTCGGTCAAGGTCACGAGGTACTGCGAGGGTCCCGCTGCCATGATGGTGCGTCCACCTTCCTCCCCAATATGCGCCATACCGATCTCGGCCAGCCCGGTGCGCTCACAGAACAGCTCGACCAGCTTGATACCGAGATGGATCATCTCAGTCCTGCTCCAGCGATCCCACGGGATGCCGCACTTGCCCATGGCGTAGGTCAGGACGGCTGCCTTGTGCGCCTCGGTGGCACCGTCGTCGGACAGGCGCTTCAGCTCGAAGTCGAACTTCTTGGCGTCCTGGTTGCGGAACTCCGTGAAGCGCGCCTCCAGTTCCACCGCACGGGCGACCTGGACGGCGAGCGTCATGAGGACCGGGGCGCGCGGCTTCATCATGCGCCCGAGGATGGCCCTACAGGCGAGGTAGGAGACCACATAGGGGTCCATGTCCTTGATCAGGCGAGCGGCCACCGCGCGGGGACCTGGACGGCCTCCGTAGGTCTCTTCGAGGAAGGCGGTGATGCCGTCCGCTACAGGACCGAAGGCCGACTGGAGGATCGCGCGGCCGGTGTCGGTCTCGTAGCCGCGCTCCTTGTCGATGTTCTTGCGGACCTGCGACAGGTAGTTGTCACGGCCGAGGCCGGACATCTCGATCTCCAGGGCGACCTGACGCTGGAAGAGGGGGTCGTGGTAGGTCAATCGGTTCTCCTGAGCCCGTAGTCGGGAGGGCAGTAATCCCTGATGTCCATCGCCAGCTCAGAGGCTCGCTGCGGCGCGTCGGGGGTGTTCATCATGATCTTGAAGAGGACGAGCTTGACGTCGGCGTAGGAGCGCCCTGACGCTTCGGAGAGGGCGTGGACCCCGGTGCGGTTCTCGGCCAT